AGGGTAGCAATCACACATAATGCGGATAATTTTAACTGTTTCTTCTCTTGTCAAGAATTATCACCCACCTTTGCTTTAAATGGGTCTACGAAATTATCAATAGGCTTCATTCCTGCTCCTAAAACTGATGGTTGTTCTTCAATTTCTTTTATAATTTCTTGTATCATTGAACAGCTACCACCATAAAAGCTATCAAAATCAGTTTCGTGATACTTTGCGTTTACTTCGTCATAAGTTTCATTAAGTTTTGATAGTAGCTTGTCTGCATCAATCAATTTCATATAATCACCCCTTTACACATTATCCCAGTCAATAGCGCCCTTATTGAAATTCTGATTGCCTTGCTTTTCGGAAACGACATTCTGATTAAGGTAACTCTCAAACTTCGTGCCAAACAAGGTATCT